ACGGCAGACTTGTCTGATGCTCAAAACCCAGGATTGCTAGCGTCTAGAGATTTTGTCAGGGAAACCGGTATTGAACAGATTATTACTGGAGAGACTAAGAAGGACAAACAGGCTGAAGGTTTTGAAGATTTCATAAATACAGTTGTCGAAAGAACCGAAGAAGTAAAAGGCATGGACGGTTGGTTTACCGGTAACAGTTACGGAACTGCAAACGTTAACATCGAAGCTAGAGACATAATCAAGAGTATTACAGCGGATGCTGCAGCTAAGATGCTATCAGCAAATGGCGCTATTGATGAGTCTAAGTTAGCCAAAACAGTTGCCAGACGTGTGGCTCCACTGCTTGTCTTTAACGACGGTGTCCTACAGAAACGCGGAGAAATGACAGGAGTTATTCCTGTAGACAACATGGTTCCACGAAAAGATGGAACTGGTGGTTACGAAAATGTCATTTCGAATATGAATGACGCAGCCGACAGTTTACCTCTTGGTTTAACAAACATCCGTTTGAATAGCGGTACTCTGTTAGAAGATGGGGATCAGGTATCCGTAAATTATAATCGCATGATGGGTTTGGACAATGTCTACGAAATTATAGACCAAGACCAAGTGCCTCTAGTGTTACCAGTAAACGGCGCAGAGATTATTGGATCGTTGCAGTATGACAAAAACTTCAAGCCATACGGTATGTTTGACTTCGAAGAAGACAACGAGATGCGCTTTAAGCTGACAGGTAACAAAGTCGAGGATGAGCAAATTATGAAACGGTTTGTGCATCCAGCTATTCGCCTGATGCCAATGACACGTCCGGATGGTCAAACATCTGGATATCGTATTGGTGTGGAGCCCTTCTTCAAGGACTATGACGGCGAGTACATGACATACAAGAAACTAGAAGAACTAGGTAAGGCTAAGAATTGGACACCTAATTCACCATTTAACAATCTGAATCCAATGCCCAACACTGTACCATAAGGAGAAACTATGGCTGGAATAAATCAATTCCTCGAAGGTCGAGGTAAGGACATACAGCCAGTTAATCTGGATGGTATAACGTCCGAAACTGAAATGAACCAAGTATTGTTCGATCACACTCAACAGAAACTTCGCGTCGGTGGGTATATCTCGCCGACCGAAGGAGCAATCAAACCGGTGACGTTTGGTAACAACATAGAAGCTAACATTACACAGATTAATGACAGCGTCTTAAATTACAAAGGACCAACCGGTTTTGACGGTGACAATGCTGACTACAAAAAATCACGTTATGACTTCATTACGGCTGAAGAAGATTATAGGTCTGTGGCCTATGACTTGTTTGGCGTAAAACATATCGGACACGGCATTAATTTAGAAGCCAACAAAGACTTGGTAATGGAAGTCCTTAATTTAAACGACGCTCAATTTACCGATTTATACAATGGGCAATCTCGTATTGATGAGCGACAAGGACGTGCGTTGTTCGAACGTGCTATCCAAGATGCTGAACGAGTTGTTGCTCAAAACCTAGAAGGAGTACCAATAAATGCTTCACAGCGTGTTGCTTTGGTCAGCCTCGCCTATAACGCACCGGCCCTCATTGGTCCGAATCTGGTTAAGGCAGTTAAAGCTGGCGATGCGGCGGCGATTTCATACGAAATCCTCAACAGATCAAACGGTGGTAAAATCAAAGCACTTGACGCCAGACGAAAGCGTGAACACGACATGTTCTTCGGCTACGACAACAAGTGGACGTCGGTCACTAAAGGTGATGATCTAAGAGATAGCGGTTTTAACTTTGCTAGTATTTTCGGTATTAGTACCGCAGCGGCAGATGAACTAAATCCAAATGGTCGCGCCGATATGTACCAGACAACTAACAGCGCAACGCCTAACAAATTGTTATCTGCGATTGCAGTAGGTGGGTATGAGCATGAAATCTCTTTAGGGGCTGGCAACAGACCAGAAGTTACAACCGTGCCTCTTGTCCCGGGAACTGGTAAAACGTTGGATGAAATAGTTCCAGATATGCCACTTCCTACACCGCGTCCAAAACGTGACATTATTAAATGGAATAATTTAAGTGATGTAACACGCGAAGTGTTCCCTAGCTTTTCTGACTTTCTATTTAACTCGATTCAAGGCAAGGCAAGAGCGCCAGCGCCCGGTCGAGCGTTCATGCAATACAAAGCTGAAAAGATGTCTGGTGTAAACTTAGAAACAGAAGTGTACGGTAACGACTATTTCAATCCAAACGAAATGGAAACACTAAAGAACTTCTTAATGTGGTTAGAAAGCCAAGGTAAAACCTCGGCACAATATTCTGACTACGATACGTTCTTTGGCATTCGTGAAGTCAACGGTATGTACCTGTCAGAAATAGTAGGTAGTGCCGACGGCATTAATCGTATTCAATCTGAGTACGCAAAGCGTGGCATCAAGCGACCATCTGACCTCGATCTACACGCCGCAGCCTATGGTGAAAGCACTGAGGGCATGGGTAAGTGGATGTCTATGGTTGAGTTAGCTATGGATAGTACCGATCCGGTCCTAGCTTTAGGTCTGACGATTGGTCGGTTCTCGTTCAAGAAAGATGAAAACGGTAAGTATATCATCGAGGACACATACAACTTTACCGGCATGAAGAAACGTAAAGCTGCTTACCATTCGGTAAGAAGTGAACAGGATGATCGTGGTAAGAAAGCAGCGTTCAAATTTAAACTTGTATTATAGGAGTAATCGATGGGGCAGATAGCTACAAGTGGCGACATTGGGCAACCTGATTTGCCCGATAACAGTGTCGACCGCGCTGACCTTGTGCGTCACCGACTTGCATTTGGTGGCGACGAAAGAATGGCACAGCCCGGTGCTAGAGACTTAGGTTTCTTTGCGACAACCTACGAAATGTACATGCAAGAAACATTAGTGGGCGACATGCTTCGCTATGGTATCGTACCTACAGATAGAAGTTACTCTAACTATAAGTATGACCCACAATCTGGTTTTAATCCTTACAAGTATTTCTTGGACAACAAAGACACACTGCAAGATGCGGAAGAGTGGATTAGGTCTTACTTGTTTGACGATGTTTATGACGAGAAGCAGTTTAACGACAGAGTCGAAAGACTTAGGATGCAAGCAGCCAATCGAGCAGAACTGGCTAATGGTAACATCGCCGGTATGATTGTTGGTGGTATAGCTGGCTTTGCTGATATCACTACATTGATTCCTGGGGTCAACGTTGCCAAGAAAGCTGGCACGGCTTGGAAGATTGGTAAGTGGGCTTTAGCCGGTGCTTACTACTCTGGTATCCAAGAGGGCGCATTGCATATGCGTCAAGAACTCAGAACGATGGACGAAAGTATATACAACGTCATCGGTGGTACGGTCATTGGTGGGGGCTTCGGTGTATTTGGTCGAGCCTTAGATCCACAGTCACCTTTGTACTACAAAGGAAACCAGAACCCACTAAAACCACAAAACCCTGTAATGATGGGCTTTGGTCGAATTGGGTCAGGTATGAAGAATAACGTCATACTAAAACCTGTATTCAAAGCCGGTCAAAATAAATGGGAAGTATTGTCAGAAACAGACGTGGCTAAATCAGCCGGTGCTATGGCTACAGAAACAACAAGGCTTGTTAAGTCTGGCGCTGTAACGGCACAAGGTGCATTACGAGTACCAGTGAAAGCTATTGGTAAAGCTGGTGAGTTTGCACTGAAGAAGACACTAGGTAAAGCCATCCCAGCGGTGCGCGGTCTAACACAAGAGTCAGCCGTTGGACGTACCATTACCGAAAAGCTGTTTAATATTGGCGGTATGCTCACACATGGTCATACGCAAGGGCGTTTTGTTATGAACGTTGAGGACTTGTCCACAGTGTATATGGCTAAGTATGAGATGGACGTGCTACCACAAGCGCGGGAAGAGTACACCGGTGTTCGTACAGACCTCGCTGGTATGGAAGGTAGTAACTATAACCCAGCGCTGGCTGGGGCTGCTGAAATGGGCAGTCGTCTAAAACAGTTTGGCAAGGACGTTGTACATGGTCCTTCTAAGACACCGCGTGAACGTAACTTAAATGACCGTGGCAAACTTGAAGAGTGGGAGTTTCACGACCTTACTCAGAAAGCAACCCACGACGACATCACGCCGGAAGAGATTGCTAATCTAGTAGCGCGATTTGGCGAAGCTGGAAAAGACGTAATCTTAGATGCGGCCTACAGACAAGCTAAACGTATCCATCAGATGAACAGAGAACTGGCTGAAGAAATGAGGGAAGCCGGAATCGAGTTTGAAGATTTGGGGGATGCCTATGCTCACGCACAATTGTGGAACCCATCTGCAATTAGAGGGAACGAGGCTGAAGCAAGACGGTTCTTTTTAGAAGTGTTTGGCGGTAAGCCTACTGATGAATTCCTTGATGAATGGGGAATGACACAAGCGCAGTTTCAAAAACTAGGCGTAGAAGATGTAACCGTAAACGGTACAAAGCTAGCGCCAGAAGAAGGGCTCACACAAAAGGTCGAGATACTTGAAGAGTGGACGGCTGGTAACAAACGTGCCGAAGAAGCTGCGATGGAGATGGAAGTCAAACTTGCAGAGATGGACGTTAAGAAATCACAAAGGGATGCTACACTAGCTGGTCGTGCGTTACGGACGTCATGGACACAGATACGAAACGCTAGTCTCGATGAACTACAGAAGTTGCTAAAGTATCGTCAGGGGCTTCGTGACAGACAAAAGTCTGAAGCTGATAAACTAAGAGCCGAACGCAAGAAAACGGCTGAAGAGTTGAAGCTAGCTGAAGCAGAAATGCTTGAGCGGATGAACCAGTTTCACGACGTATCTGCTAAGACAACAAGCCTACGTCGTAGACGAGGTAATGAAGTCAAAGAAGCAGAAGCCTTAAACAAGATGGTCGAGAAAGAAGGTGTCGAGGCAAGTAAAGCTGACATCAACTTTGCGAGAGATAACCTTGTCAAAGCTGACAATGAACTCGCTAGATCACAAGGAGATGCTCTAGACGAAGCTGTAAAACGTGCAGAAAAGAAGCCTGTATCAAACAGACGTATTGCAACATTGAAAGAGCGAATTCGTGCGCTTGATATGCGTATAAATCTAAAGACAGGTTCTATCCGTAGTTTGGATGAGAAGCTAATCAGCTTTGGTGAACTTGTTGCAGACGCAACTGCGAAGAAACAACGTTTTGTAAATCTTCAAAAGATGCAACGCAAGATGGCTAAAGAAACTGCAAAGACAGCTAAGAAAGCTAAGAAGACTTTAGGTAAGCTAAAACGTAAGCAGCGTAAGTTAGAGTCTGGTGTTCCATTACATATGTATGTCGATGATTTGGTTGAAAAACTAGGTAACAACCAACGTGACCCATTTGGTGGTTTTGAATCAGAAATGATTATAGCTGAAAGTGGTCGTACTAAACGTCGTCACATTCGTTTGACAAAAGAACAACGACGAGAAGCTGAACGTCTAGGCATTTTGCGTAACGACTTATACGGCATACTAGGTAAGCAAGTCTCTGACATTGCACCGCGTATTGCTATGCGTAAGATATTCGGTGGCACTACTGAGAAAGGTATTGTCAAACAATTACAGAAAGACATCAAACAAGACTATGAGTCACTAATTGATCAGGCTCGTAGGGCTGGTAAGAATCGTCGGGTTGCCAAGCTAGAAAGGCAAATGGAAACGGCAATCAAAGATGTCGAGAACGCAGTCTTACGTCACTTAGGCGTGTTAGGTTTGCCAAAAGATGGTGAGTCAATGTTAGGCTGGGCGGGTCTTATGGCACGTCAGGTCAACTATGTTCGCTATGGTTCTGGCTTTCTAATACCTTCACTAGCTGACTTGTCTAACGTGGTGTTCACTTCTGGTTGGGGTACATTCTCATACAGAAACTTACGTCGACTTAATCAGACATTTAACGGTATGAGTAACCGTGAGATTAGACTGATGGCACTTATGTCAGAACGTATCTTACACCAAAGCCGTACTATGAAGATGAACCAAGCTGAGACTATGCAATTCCAGCATGGTATCGGCGCACATGGCACAAAGACACACTTTACGACAAGTACGTTCGAACGTGCGATGGGCGGTATGTCTGAAGCTACTAACGTTGCATCCGGAATGGCATGGTGGAACACAAGAATGAAAGCCTTGGCAATGGTACAAATGCAAGACACTTTTGTACGTCATGCAATGCGTTGGGATGAGATTTTATCGTCGGCTTCTGCCAAAGACCAACAAATTGTCGCTGAGATGGCTAGCCTTGGACTAGGCGCTGACCAGATGCGTGTCGTCGCAAGACTGATGAAAAAACACGCAGCTCAACTAGATGACGGCATCTACGAACTAAATATGGGTAGATGGTTGAATGAAGGTAGAGCCGGTCAACAAGCGTATGAGGCTGTAAACATTGCGCTGAATTCAGTAGCAACCAGAGCAATTATGACGCCAGGAAAAGGTGATACACCGTTCTTGATGTCAGATAATATCTGGAAAACCATCCTACAGTTCCAGACATATGGTTTCGTATCACTTAATAAATACATGTTACCGGCGTTTCAACGCATGGCAACGTATGGTGATTTGGAAGCATTCTCATCGCTAATGCTAGCAACCGCACTTGGCTACGGCATTGTAGCAGCAACAGACGTTAAGAGATCAGGCAGTGTTAAAGACCGCTCACTAGCACAGTGGGGTTACGATACAATGGATCGCGCTGGCTTCTTAATGTTCTTGTCTACACCACTTGCTGAAGCCTCAAAGCAATTTGGGGCCGGTGACGTGTCTAGATATGCACAAGAGAAGAACAGGCTGTCACTTATCGGGGGTCCGACAGGTGGCCTGATAAACGATGCGTTTGACTTCGGGGCTGCCGTTAGAGATGGCGACGGTGATCGAATGCTACAAGTTGGAAATAAACTACTGCCGTTCAAGTTATATAAACAAATGGCTGACGTAGCATTAGGAAACTATTAACAGTGGGGGCTTCGCGCCCCCGCACACTTTTGGAGATTTTTACATGGCATTTGCTAGAACAGTGTATGAAGTGGACAATCCGGCTGGTGAAGCCCAGTTTGATGTCACATTTCCATACCTTCAAAAATCTCATGTGAAGGTGCAAGTCAATGGAACTTATACGACTGATTACAACTGGATTACGGATGGTCGTATCCAGCTAGTCACACCAGCGCCAGATGATGCTATCGTCACCATCACAAGAGAGACATCACCATCAGCGCGTCTGGTGGACTATCAGACAGGCTCCGTTCTGTCAGAAGAAATCCTAGACACAGATAGCTTACAAGGCTTTTTCTTGGCTCAAGAAGCTAACGACGTTAAGGAACTTACACTCGCCAAGAACGCCCAAGACCAGTGGGAAGGGGGTAACAGGCGAATACAAAACGTGGCTGATCCGGTCGACAATGATGATGCTGTAAACAAAGGGTTTATATCATCAAGTCTACCAGCGATTAACGCCGTTAACTCTAGTCTCACAGAGATTAATGCTGTTGGTGCAGCGATTACAGAAATCACTCAAGTTGCTGGCACACTCGACTCTATCGAAGAAATTGCTCAAGGCGATACTGCAACTAACATCAATGGTTTTAATAACTACTACAAACGTGGAGACACCGCGCCTACTCAATTAGAAGGGCGTATGTGGTTTGATACCCAAACAGACACACTAAAGATTAGTGATGGTTCTGTATTCCAACCTTATAACACCAGCGTACAGACTGAATTCCAAGGTCTAAAAGTTAACAGCGACGGTGTTCTACAGTGGACACACGGTACTGCAAATAACACGTTTGCTACTTACGAATATGAAGAATGGTTCTTCGCTCTGTCAGATATAACAATCCTAATTGACACTGACGGTCATTTGAAAGTGAGGTACTAAATGTTTGAAGTAGATTTAGGTAAAATCAAATTCAAGTGGATGGGTCAGTACATTAACACAGTTCCATATGAAAAAGACGATGTGGTGTCTTACTCAGGTTCGTCGTACATCGCCAAGAACCCAGTGACAGGCGTTACGCCAACATCTGCTGCTAACCCCTTCTGGGATGTTATGGCTCTTGGATCTGACTTGGGCTCAGTCGCAGCAAACGCTGGTGACTTCTTTTACTATGATGGGTCATCATTCCAAAATTTAGGAGCGGGTGCATTAAATCAAGTATTAGTACAAGGTGGAAACAATACGCCACAATGGCAAACACCTGACGTCGTTGCACCTGTTATTCAGCAAAGACAGTACACCGATTTTAATAGAGCCAGTGTGGGTAACGGAACCAGATACTACTTTGGTCAAAGCACAAATGGCTGTTCAATTACGCCTCGTAAATACAACAGTATTATCAAGGTAGAGATACACACGTTTGGTGAACCAAGTTCACATAACAATGGTTACCGTGTTCAGTTTAGTACTGATAACGCAGCCAATTGGGCGAACATGAGGATGAGTTCCGGTAACCAGAATAGACATGGTCAGTCACAACCATATGAAACTGACTATGCGTCAACGCCCGGACATTCGTCTATTATGCTAATGCAAGCCTTTTCCACACTGAATCCGGTTTGCTTTTGCTTGTACACGGTAGGCGGTGGAACAATGGTGTTCAATGGGTCATACAACTCAGCATATGAACACGCACAAACATCAATCTGTCTCAGCGAACTTAACGCTGACTATAATTCAATTACTTACAATGGAGGCGTATAATGGCTGTAGTCGACCTTGGCAAAATTCGCTTCGATTGGAAGGGGGTTTTCAATGACCAAACACCGTACGAAGCAAGAGACATCGTGCGGTACAACGGTGATATTTACTACTTTAAGCAGTTTCATCTAGGACCGTGGAACCCTTCTGACGCAGACGTAATGCTCACAAGTGTAGACGTGATTGAATCTGAAGGTGATTTAATCGTTGGAGATCCATCCGGTCTAAACGTGAAATTACCAGTAGATTACGATTTTAGCCTTGATACTGGAGCAGATCGACGTGGTGGTAAAGCATTAGCAAGTAAAAGTACAGTATCACTGCCTACTACTGTTACTAAGTATCTTACATACAGTGATGGTGGTATTTACTTTGACGGTGTCGCCACAACAAGCACAACCTATGTTGTAACTGTAGCGCAAGACGGCGGAACAAATAAGTTCCATCTAGACGGTGTAGTAGCGCCAGCTATTACGATGGTTAGAGGTCATACTTATGTGTTCGATGTTAGCGATGCGACAAATGCCTCACACCCACTAAGAATCAAAGTTGATGGCGCGGGTGGTGCAACATATTCCAGCGGAATTACCACTAATGGAACAGAAGGTACAGCCGGTGCAACAGTTACATTTACTGTTCCCGGGAATGCTCCAGATGGGCTGAGATACTACTGCACCGTGCATGGCGATGCTATGGGTAACTCTATAACTGTGTCTGGTGGAGCAACGCTTACAACAGAGTATCTACCGAATGAGTTTGATACAGCGGTGTTTGATAGATCTGATGCCTCATTAACAGGACATGCGGTTAGATTAAGCACATTGCCAAACGGCATTCACGGTGGGCAAGCTAACACTCATGTTTCATCAGTGACTGATAATAACGGCAATACTTACTTACAAGTCTCATCTTCTTTAGGTGGAACTAACGGTGGTGGTGAGCCTAGTGTAAAACAAAGAGCGCTTTACAGTTATGTAAACGATAGTGGATTTTCACCGACATACACCGGCACAAGCTATCCGTATGTATATGTCACCGGTACGCTTACTGTAGACCCTAGCGTAACTGCTACAATCACACAGAACACATTAAGCAATGGTTACGAAGTTCTGTTGGTTAATGGTCGTCCAGCGTATCAACATACAGGTGATGACTTTATTACACTTACTGGATTGGTAGGTGGGTCATGGCTAGCGTTTGATAACACTGGTGCAACAACTAGCACCGCGTTTGGTACAGCTAGTGTATTTAGTCATGCGTATAACACGAACGTAACCTATGCCGGAACAGAGGGTACGGCTGGTAGTACCGTAACTTGGGCTATACCAGAGAACGCACCTACGGTTTACCTGTATGACATGACGGAAACTAATCCGTTTAATACAGTTACAGTAAACCCAACGGCTAAAGCACAGACTGCAACGTTAGCTTATGTGCCTAAATCTAACCACATTCAAACGGTTATCGAGAATGAAACCCGAATAGGCTATGTGAATAGTGCGGCGCAGATGGCAAATGGCGTTTGGTATGATTTCAACCAAGTTTATATGCCAGCCGGATACACTGAAGCGACGTGGAATAATACGCAAACACCGACGCCTTTCACCAGTAGTTCTGGTGGCACTTGGACTACAGGTGAATGGTTTAGACCACAAATTACTCTTAAAGCTGATGCTGGATCTAAAGTGGTATTGAAGCATAATTTCAAAATGCATGTCGCTTGGGATCACTCATCAAAACACCAAGGCGGTAAAATCATGCGACGTGCTTCGTCGGATGGTGGACAAACTTGGGGGGCTTATGAGCGGGTCAAATCGCTAACACAATCTTATACTGGTCAAGCGTCACATAATGATGTGGACTTCGGTACATACATGTACACCACAAACGCAGCGACGTATGTCTATCAGGGTGAGAATGTTGTGCTTCCGTTTATAGATTTCGATGTCTATCCGGGAATGACTTACCAATATAAAGTTCAATTCAAAATACTGAACAATACTGGTTACATCTATCTAGGATGGACGAGGGGTTATAACAACCAAACCTACAGCCGGAAGGGTATGCATACATGGATAATTGATGAGGTGCTAATATGACACAAGTGACAGTTGACCTAGGTAAGGTCAAATTTAACTGGCGCGGCACCTACGACGCTGCGTCAGCCTACACGCCGGATGACGTAGTAGAATTCGGCGGTTCAGCATATGTATGTATCATTGCGACTACAGGTCTTGCGCCAAGTGCAAATAACCCTGTTTGGGATCTAATGGCACAAGGGGGCGACCCCGCGTCTATTATGACCACACAAGGTGACTTACTGGTTAAAGGCGCGTCAGGTCTTGAAAGACTTCCTATCGGAACATCTGGACAAGCACTGCAAGTAAACTCTGCCGGTAATGGTTTGGAGTTTGTAGACGCTGGATACAGACAGGGTGAGATGATTGAACGCCTAATAGGACATTGTGACGGACGTTCACAGACAATCTTGTCTGGAACTTACACGTTTCCAAATGTCACTGGTGCTTTTAATTTCACAACTAGTTTCCAAGACTTCCCCGGTTCGCTAATCGCTTACACTCCCCCAGCGGGAGCAACAAGAGTGGTCTATGAGTTCCATGCAAAGCTAAAAGCTACTGGGTACAGTGGTCTTTCACACTACAAGTTTTTCATCGACTCTAATGAAGTTGTAGATCGAAGAACAAGTAGAAACTGGACTTACTCTGGAAGTAACCAAGGTAACGCCAAGCAATCGTTCTATTTGGTTATCGATTGTAATGCTTCGGCTGCTAACGCCAACAATGCATCGTTTACTTCGTGGACTGCACCAAAGCAAATTAAGATGCAAGCCCGTGAGTATAACAGTTCATATCAAATGCAAGCCCATACTAACACTTGGTGGAATGGTGCGGGTGCATCTGGCACGAATGCCCTCGATAGACCAGAACTTATAATAACATCGTACGCATAAGGAGATAGTGTAATGAGTACAGGAACAGATTATGCCCAAGCCATGCACAGTCTTTGTGCGGGTAAAATGTGGGGTATAGGTGAAGAAAACACATACGAAAGTATCACATGGAACGACGAAGGTCAGCAACCGACCAAAGAAGCATTAGACGCTGAATGGACAAAAATGGTTGCGGAAAACGCAGACATGAAGCGCAAAATGGATCGTATGTTTGCTTACCCCGGTATCGAAGAACTGGTGGTAGCTATGTGGGAAAAGCTGGTGGAAACAGATGGTTTAACATCTGATGACATCGCAGCGATACAAGCAAAGCGTGTCGCTGTTAAGAAAGAGATTCCGTAATGGATACGCAAGGACAGCTTGAGGCACATGAGCGGGAGTGTGCCTTACGCTATCAATACGTCCAAGATAAATTGGAACATCTCGATAAAAGAATGTGGCGACTAGAGGCGATGGTTATGACGTCTACGGTTGCCGTAGTTTCACTAGTAGGAGTGATATTAATGAACTTTGTATAAAGGGGGGAAACATATGCTTGCTGAATTGGCAGCGGCCAACGCGGCCTATAAAATTATAGCCACTACGATTAGAAATGGTCGTGAACTGATGACAGCAAGTAAGGCGATTTCCAACTTTGTAGATGCAAAAGATTCACTCCATGCTAAGGCTAATAAAGAAAAGAACTCATTTTGGCATAAAGCCAAAGGTACAGACAAGAATGACTTAGAGTCCTTTCTGGCTCTAGAAGAAGTCAATCAGAAACAGAAAGAAATAGAACAGGCTATGATCTATTATGGTCGTCCTGGTCTGCATGGCGATTGGGTAAAGTTCCAAGTGGAACGGCGCAAAGCCAGACAGAAAGAACAAGCAGACGCAATCAAGCGTAAAAAGGAACTAATCGAATTAATGGGGCTAATCGTTGTGGGCATATTCTGTGCCGCAGCCTTTGTCGCATTCGCGTACTTCGTTTGGTTTTTATACAAATCTAAACATGGGGGCTAAAATGATAGCAGCGTTAATACCACAGTTACTTCCGCTAGTCGGACAAGTACTAGACAGGACGATTCCTGATAAGGATGCCAAAGCAAAGGCACTACAGGATATCGAAAAGAACCTAGTGGATAATGCTACAAATATCAGCCTAGAGACAATCAAAACAAATCAGATCGAAGCGGGTAGCCGTCACTGGTTTGTGGCGTCTTGGCGGCCGGCGATTGGCTGGTCATGTGCGCTGGGAATCTTCTGGGTGTTTATTGGCTTTCCGGTGGCACAATGGGCTGTAGCAATGGCTGGGTCCACAGTAGCCATGCCCGAAATAAGTACAGACATTCTCCTAGAATTAACACTAGCAATGCTTGGTATGTCCGGACTTAGGACATTCGAAAAGCTAAAGGGGATTTCGAAATGACGAAGCCCCGCAAAGGTAAAGCAAAAGTAAAGATAACTGCTTCCGGTAAGAAGGTGTCCTATGGGCAAGCCGGTAAAGCAAAAGGTGGTGGTCCGCGTGTAAGACCCGGCACCAGTAAAGGCGATGCATACTGCGCTCGTAGTATGGGTCAAATGAAGCGGAGCCCTAAAGCTGCGCGTAATCCAAACAGCCCACTCAGACTGAGCCGTAAGCGGTGGAAGTGTAGTGGATCAAAATCAAGGAGATAAATGTATGCCTTATGTCAAAGGAAAAAAGTACCCCTATACCGCATCTGGTAAGAGCGCCGCAAAGAAGGCCGCTAAGAAAACTAATGCAAAGGTTACGACAAAAAAGAAGCGAGGTAAGTAATGGCAAGACGAGGACTGTACGCCAATATCCACGCCAAGAGGAAAAGAATCAAAGCGGGATCAGGCGAGAAAATGAGGAAGCCCGGAAGCAAGGGAGCCCCAACAAAAGCTAACTTTGTAAGAAGTGCAAAGACTGCAAAGAAGAGGAAGAAATGACTGATACTAAAGTGCTTAGAGATAAACTGCTAGAGAAACTAGTGGTTCTGGTTGACGAGGAATTGTCGCCATCAATGGTATCAGCAATGACTAACTTTCTGAAAACCTTTCCACCGCATGAAGATATGGAAGACCTACCGACCGCGAAGAAGATATCGGAAAGTCTCAAGAAGTATCAGAACGTCATGCCTTTCGATCAAGGGAGTGCATAATGGCTGAATCAGGATTAGGTGACGGAACCGCTGGTAAACCAACCAAAGTTCAAGTCTTAGATCCTATGGCTATTAAATCACCAGCTAAAGCAGCGGCAGAACAAACTAAAGCAACCAGCTACATGCAGTCACAAGCATCAGGCTCATCTGGCACAAAGTCGTTAACAGCATCTGGTGATAGTGGAGCCGTTAGTGACGCTAAGAACTCAATGCTACCTCGACAGGAAGAAGACGCTGTTGCCGGTGTGGTGAACGGCGTTGGTGCTTTCATTGATGGTTATAAAAGAATTAACAAAAGACGGTACACCGCTAGAGGCTCACGACCGTCACTATTAGGACAAAAGTAATATGCTAGACCCACTTCAACTTGACGGAAAACCACATTGGGAAACAACGTTTCCGACAGAAGTGTGGGGAGCATACACAGACTTTAGAAACTTTCTGTACCTTGTCTGGCAACATCTGGGGCTACCAGAGCCAACCAAGGCGCAGTACGAGATTTCTCATCGGTTGCAACATGGTATTGATAGCGCAGAACTACGCAATGGCGTAACTCTAGAAGGGCCGCGTGAGGACATCATTCGGTGCTTTCGTTCCCTTGGAAAATCATACATTACGTCTGCATATGCCATATGGCGACTGATGAGAAACCCACGCGACGAGAAGATACTTGTCGTATCAGCTACCGGAAGTAAGTCGAAAGAATTCGTAGCACAAACGAAAGGCATCCTAGAGAGCATGGAGTTAGTCCAATGGTTGCTCGAAGGGCCAAGAGAAAATGGTGCTAACAGACGTGACATGGCAGACCAGTTCGACGTAGCTGGCGGTTCCCTGTCGCAATCGTACAGTGTCGCTGCGCGAGGCATCACTGGTCAGATAACAGGTAGTCGTGCAACGCTGTTGATTGCCGACGACATAGAAGTGGAACGTAACAGTCTTACTGAAGAAGCTAGGCAACGGATAGTGCGTATCATTCAGTCTGACTTCGTTCCTATTACTAAGACAGAACACGGTAAGGGTGACATCATACTACTAGGTACACCACAGACAGAAGAGTCTGTTTACAATAAGCTAGTAACAGAGATGGGCTTTCGGTGCTTTACGATACCAGCTAGGTATCCAAACGCTGACAAGTTGAAGAACTACCTGATGACGGATAATCAGACAGGTAGAGAAGTAGACATCTTAGCGCCGTATCTTGTCGAACAATTCGAAGACGAACAATTACAGTACGGTCAGACGACGGATAGTCGTTTTGGTAATGATGAATTGATGAAGATTGAGGCTAAAGGACGTGCCTCATTCGCACTACAGTACATGCTGGACACCAGCTTGTCAGACGCGGAGAGATACCCACTGCGTCAGCATGATCTTATTATTATGGCAGCCAACGTATTCAAAGCACCACTGACGATACAGTGGGGCAGACATAATGATAAGCATAACTATATTAAGGATATCCCGAACTTAGGTTTCTCTGGTGACCACTTTCTGCGACCGTTGTTTGTCGACAGTGATTGGGAACCATACGAGTCTAAGGTTTTGTTTGTCGACCCATCAGGTCGAGGGGCAGACGAAACTGCATGGGCCATTGTCGGTGTGTTAAACGGTATGATGTACCTGTTGCACGTCGGCGGTCATGCGTCAGATCCGGCTGAAGCAATGATGATGATTGCGCTGGATGCAAAGAAATACGATGTACACACCGTTGAGGTCGAGCCCAACTTCGGGCAAGGCATGTGGATCACCGCGTTCCAGCCGATCCTGTCTAACGTGTGGCCTGGTGGATGTACCGTCGTTGAATCAGAGTGGGCTAAAGGACAAAAGGAACAGCGTATCATCGATACACTAGAGCCTGTCATTAGCGCACACAGACTTGTCATAGACGAAGACTTAGCAAGACGAGAAGCCAGAGCGGAAGATCATAGGTATTCACTACTATATCAATTAACCCACATAACCAGAGACAGAGGCTCTCTAAAACATGACGACAGACTAGACGCCCTTGCCGGTGCGGTGGCTCACTTCATGCGGTCAATGGCACAAGATGTCGACGAGGCTGCACAAGGTGTTCGCGACCAGCGTCTAGAAGATGAGATCGAAGACTTCCTAGAGTTTATGACAGCGGGAGCAAGGCTCAATCGTGGTGTCCGTCGTAACGGTGAGAGAACTGAAGTCTGGATGTCAGATAGGAAATAATATGTATTCATTATCAACTCGATCACTGAAGAAGCTGGACGGAGTCCATCCTGATTTAGTGGATGTCGTTAAACGTGCAATCGAAATTACAGAGATAGACTTCGGTGTTTCTGAAGGTGTAAGAACCTTGGAGACTCAGAAGGAGTATCTCGAAAAGGGTGTTACTACTACGCTGAAAAGCCGTCATCTTACAGGCCACGCAGTGGACTTGTTTGCGTATGTTGGCAAACAGGCGCGGTGGGAAATGCCATTATACGAGAAAATCGCCTTTGCAGTGAAGAAAGCAGCGTATGAACTGAAGACTCCTATCGAATGGGGCGGCGATTGGAAATCATTTAAGGACGGACCTCACTTCCAATTAGCATGGAGTCAGTATCCAGAACACGATATTGAGGGGCATCCGGTCTAACTTCATAATTCGTCGTACAGTGGCCTTAGTTGTACTGTGGTAGGTCACTAGCCTAGAGGGGCATTATGGCTACTGTACGGCCTTTAAAACGCGATACAGGGGATGATTAGGGTTAGACACTCCGTAAAGCCGTGAGGAAACGGTTGTGGACTCCGGTTCGACTCCGGACATCTCCACCATTTTCAAAAATTGCCATCAATTCGTATGGGGGGTTTTTTGCTGAACCCGAATTGACTTCCCCCCGGCGCCTGGCATCGACAGGTACAGTTTTGTTTGCGGAAAAATCGCCGGCAAAAATCGACACGCCGACGGATTGCCGACACGTTGCCGACACGTTGCGCCGGTCGTTTGTTTTGTTTCGTTTGTTTCCTAATGTTTTGGCCTATGGTCCGTCATGTTCCGGACATGATAACAAGGCTAAAACGGTGTGGCTGCGCGTACATTTGCCGGTTTTCTGCGTGTTTTGGCGGTGTTTTGACTATCCACGACACCGACGCGAACCACTGTTTTTTTAAGGTCCAGTAAAACTAGTAGACTTATATCTAGTTTCTGTTAATCTCTACTTATCAAACGTATGACAAAAGAAAGGTTACATTATGAAAAATCAAACTAAATCATCGATCATTTATCGCGGACCGTCACTAATTGACGGCTCACCTATTGTCGTTGTGGCGACGGTTTCAAGTAAGAACCGCAAAACCGGCGACATGGTACAAACTTATATTCTCGCCGACAACGGCAAGTCACCTTGTGAGAATTCCAAAACCGGCGCGGATTATTCTATTTGCGGAAATTGTCCGCATAGAGGAACACCGACCGACGACCCAAAACGCAAACAAGCAATTGGTCGTTCATGCTATGTCGTGATATCACAAGGCGCGACCATCGTTTGGAAATCTATTGAACGTGGGGTTTATCCGGTCGCTGATAATCATAAAACTATTTCAGCTATTGGGGCCGGTCGCATGGTCCGTTTAGGGACATACGGCGACCCTAGCGCGGTCCCTTCGTTCGTGTTCGATAGTCTTATAGCCGACGCGCTAGGGCATACCGCATACACTCACCAAAACGATATTAAAACCGCCGACGTGCGAACCGACCTATACATGACTAGCGCCGACACGCTAGCGCAAGCGCGTGACGCGTGGCGACGTGGTG